CCCGGGAGAGTCAGATGTGTAGAATTCCCCTCATTATGCACGTAATCACGACCCATGCAACAGTTTTGTGCAAAATAATTCCCCCCCCCCATCAAAATAATCGGGGTTATCGAAATTCCTCCGGCATATCGTCGCCCTTGGTAAAATCAAACGGCTGCAATTCCCGCTTTGGCGCGTCTGGCTTAATGACATTAACCAGCGTATGCTCCTTTTCAATAATATTGGCTATCTGATCTATGGTCCAGACAACCACATCGCCAAACTCCCGTGCCGAATCTTTGAACAACGCAAAATCCTTTTCATGCCTGACAATCGCCAGCGTCTTGCCGCTAGGCATGGCCACTGTCCACGCTAGAGGCGCGTCATGGGGTTTGTGGCCTTGGGCTATCGCATCAGCTTCCATAGCTTCGTACCCTTTAATTGTTCCTGTAATAATTTCTGGCAGCGTAAAAGCATCGGATTCTGAAATAGCCTTGTTCAGCCTTTCCATCTGACGGTTCCATTTTTGCGCCATTTCAAAACTTACCAGCCGTTCCAACCGTCCGACACCCCAACGGGATTCAACCTCGCAAGCCTTCGTGTCGAGCTTATCCAGCCATTGATTTATGTAATATTGATCTGGCGTGATATTATCCGACATAGGCCATCCAATCTTATTTTCCTTAATTATGTTTCTCATTCAAACTCCAATCATACCTTCATACCTGTTTTTAGTATTTTTCAGCGTTGACGCTACCCGGTATGTTGTGGTATGCCCTAAAGGGCATTTACCACTCCACATACCAGGTATGTAAGTATGTCCGGAGCATTTCATACCTTCCATACCTTCATACCTCGTACCCTTTTCGTTCTTATTTTGCATCATTATCCTCTTGATATACTGGCCAGATAAACCCTCTATCAAAGTTGATTTTTTGGGCCTTCTTAAGGGCAAGGCGGGCGGTTTGGGTAGCGGATTTTACCTGCTCCGCAGTCGTCTTTTTCTCAGTTGCCATCATTTCTTTGAAGCCACGTTCTTCCATAACAAGACGCAAATCGTCATAGCTAACGCAGCGTATTTGGGGCTGTCCGGAGTAAATATTGCGCTCTTTACCATCTCTAATAATGGCCTCAATAAGCGCGTCATAAATAAATGTTTGGACCGGATTAAGTGTAACGGTGCGTTCTTTTTTGATTGGCTCGTCCAGATTTTCAACCACGCAACTAAAGACATCTTCCCCATATTGGTTCTGGCCAAGGTTCACCCCCTTAAGACCAAAATACAAGTCCTCGCCCATTTCCATGTCCCGTTGCTTGACAATTTTAACGGTAGAAAATTCTTCCCCATCTGCCCGAGAAACTTCTATTTCTGTATCAACCGCAGCCCGCAAACTTGAGTGGCCTCTTGCACCTTTAGCCTCATCCTTGCCGCTATGGTGGACGAAACAAACGTGCGCCCCGGTAACAGCCCTGATTTTATCGGCGTGATAAACAAGCATACCCATGTCCTGCCCGCTATTCTCATCGCCCCCCATTAAGGCCCTTGATAACGTGTCTATAACCACAAGGCGGATGCTTCCTATATCTGCCTTGGCTTGACCTATAAGGGCAATAAACTCGTCAATATTTCCATCTGGCCGCAAGAAATCAACTTGGCATGGCATAACCACAAATGGCATATCTTTATTCATAATCATAAGATTATCTCTAAAAGCGACAATCCGGTTATTTATCCCGGTTGTTCCTTCTAGGGCGGCATAAAGAACCCCGCCTTGTTCTACCCGTCTTTCGCGCCACTTTTCGCCGAGCGCAACGTGAAAGGCCAAGTCGGTGGCAAAGAAGGTTTTACCCGTATTGGAGCGCCCATAGATAACGCTTAGCTGTTTATCGCCTAAAAGACCTTGGACAAAATCAGCCGCTACAAGGTTGCGTTTAATATCCTTGGCTTTGACATAGTAAAGCCCCTTCTTTTTATCTTCCTTCTTTGGAACAACATCATCCCAATCAGACGATTCTTTAATTTCTCCTGTTTCTGGGTCAAAGCTTTCTTCCTTCTGGGGACTAGAAAAATCATAATCCGGCTTAAAATCGCTTTTGCTGGCTGGCTTCCATCCGCCCTCTTGTGCTTTTTTGACAACCGTTCCGAAGGTTCTTCCCGCCCCCTGTTTAAAGCTTTTCCAATGGGCCATCATACCGTGGGAAACGTATTTGGTCCCCGATCTGCTCCAATTGTCCCATACCTCGAACGGCATACCCTCGGAATGAATGCCCATGCCAATATGAATCCAATCGTCATAGCCGCAATCAGGGTCAATATGCGATAAAAGGTCATAGGCTTTTTCAACCGTCCATCCTTCATTCTCATAAAGTGAAAACGGATTCTTTTTGACAACCAATGGAACTGGGATGTGTTGGGGCTGCAATCGCTTTAAAGCAATGTCTAATATAAACTGCGGGGCTTCCTCTATAACCTCAAGCGGATTCACCCATTGATATACCGCGCCAGAATAATGGTTCGTTCCAACCCCGCAGACATAGCCTCCATCGCCCCTTATATCCACACCGGGCAATACACCGCGTTTGGTAATGACGGCCTCACCGGGCCATTTAAAATACAAATGCCTGCCTTTGCCAGTTTTTACGGTTAGAGTGGTTGGAAGCTGCCCTAATTCTGCTAACGCCGCCTCGCCTTCTGCGCTGTCTATATCGACAACAAAAATTCCTGATTTTTCTCCCGTTGCCACGCCAACATTTAATTGCTTGCGCCCAGCCCAAAGCTTTCCAAGTGCATCAATGTCTTTAGTGGCGGATTTAAGACCATCCTTATATTCGTCTGTAGAGGCCGGATGCTTTCCCGGAGAGGTGCAATTCATATGCCCGCAAGTACAGCAGCCGTTTACAAAACCCTGAACAGGAAACAATGCGAAGCCGTAGGTATTGATTAAATGGACGGCATCTTTGGAACTAAAGAATTTTTGCTCTGACATTATTTTTCCTGAAAATAGGGTTTGACAAGATGGAAAGTAATGTATAGAAATGGCTTAGTCAATACATTTTAGGGTGCAATTTACCAATGAACGATAAAGAAAACCTAAACACAGAAGAAGCCGCTAAATATCTTGGATATTCTACCGGAACGCTGGAAAACTGGCGGATGCAGGGCGTAGGGCCAAAATATTACAAACCGATTGGAAAGATTTTCTACTTTAAAGACGATCTGGATTTATGGCTAAAAAGCGAGGCGAAATGAACGGCTTTGAGCGTCATAACATAAAGCACGTTTCCCCATCTTCCATCAATATGTGGGCGGATTGCAGCGGCGCATGGATAGCCAAGTATCTTTATGGCCACAAGTTTAAATTTGGCGTTGCCCCGCAAATAGGGGTTCTTGTGGAAAAAGTTGTGGCCAGCGCCTTGTTGGGCAAAACCACTTTGGACAAAGCCATTGAAATGGCAGAGAAGGACTTTCAAAAGACGAATGTCTTTAATCCGTCCATTAAAGATATGGAAAGAGTTTCAGATATTCGCGCTATGTCTGAATTAGCTTTGGCTGAATTAAAGCAATACGGGGAGCCGGACTTTGACGGTGAAGAACAGCACAAGATTGAAATGATAACCAACGGTGATGGCTGGCAACTCCCCATTATAGGGTATCTGGATTTTTTCTATCCTAAGCAGGGATTGATAGTTGACCTAAAAACCACACTACGGATCCCATCCACCATGTCGGACGCGCACCGCAGACAACAAGCTATATATTCTAAGGCTAAGGGAAACATAGCTGTAAAATTTCTTTATGTAAGTCCCAAAAAAACAAGCCTTCTTGAAAATGAAGATGAAGGCGAATCATTGAGACAGGCAAAGGCCATACTAAACAGGCAAGAGCGTTTCTTGCGTTCTGGAGATGCTGATTTTTTAAAATCTATCGTGCCTGTTAATACCTCAAGTTTTTATTGGAATGGCGAGGAGCGCGCTCTTTTTGAGCATTTTGGAATTTAGCCATAGGGCTACAATCGGTGGCCACTGACGAATAGTGGCGTAATGACTAACGATGAATGAAAAAGGAAAACTAAAATGGCTTTTTACGAAGAAAAACAAGCTGGCGACTTTCTGCCTTACATTGCTTTTAATGCCAAGGCCGATAAGTGGTTTTTGAACGTCAATAAAGAAAAGATTCAAGTTAAGGGTAATCTGGAATTTGTTCTTGATTTTAAATCTATGCAAACAGGCTGGTTTTTGTTCCAAGATGGTCTTGCGCCAAACGTGGTTCTTGACCCATCGCTGACAGAGAAATCGGCACAACCTAGCCCTAAGCATAAGCGCGGCGTTAAATTCCCCGTTCTTTTGAAGGGCGAACACCCCGGAGTTTATGAGTTTTCTAGCGTTGCTGGCAATGTTTTGAAGCCCCTTTCTGATCTGCATGATTTGTATCTGAAAGAAGCCGAGAAAAACCCGAATGTTGCGCCAGTTGTAAAAGTTGGGGATTCCGTGGAAGTAAAGTCTTCTTTTAAAAATGCGGACGGATCGAACGGAACGGCAACCAACTATATGCCAACCTTTTCGATTGCCAACTTTATTAACCGTCCCGGCGCGTTGGATGAGGTGGCAGCACAGCCAGCACAAGAACCTGCTACGAAAGCGGAGCCTGCAAAAGTAGAGCAAGCCCCAGCATCGCCAAATAGCGAATGGTAATCAACCTTGGCGGGGCTGAAATACTCCCCGCCAATTTTTCAGGAGGCCACAATGGAATTTATAAAACAGGACGGTAAAGTCCTCATAGAAGAACCATGCAAACTATGCGGCACGGTTTATGCGAACATGAAAGAAGGCAAAGGCCCGCACATTGCGGAGTTGCGTTGTTCGGGTTGCAACCACCACGTTAAATGGATGAGCAAGGGCGAATATGATTTGTATCTTTGTTATCTGACAGAAAGCCCTATTGACGCATTGGTTGAAAAAATCACCAACGCACAGGCCGATTATAGGGAGGCCGATATTCGTGGTGACTGGATAGAACGCAAGGTAGCGCAAAAGCGTTTAAACCTGTTGCAAGAGTATTTTACAAAAATGGACGGTAATGCTTCTTTCACGGGATATGGATCATGACCGCGCAACAAATCCAAAACCTAATGAAAATCGCAGCCGCGAATGGTGATTGGAAACATTACACGCAATTGCAGGAGAGGTTGAAGGCGGTATGAAAACAATCCTCGCCATAGACCCCGGCATGAACGGCGCGTTAGCCCTGTATGACGGAACGGAACTTTTAACATGGCGCATGCCGACATACGAGATAACCAAAAACGGCGGCAAGCGTAAGAAGATCAACATAGACGAATTGAACCAGACGCTGGATTTCTGCCAGTCAACCGGATTGATTGATATGGTCTATATCGAGCAAGTCTCCGCCCAGCCGGGCAACGGAGCCGCGTCTGCGTTTACATACGGCTTCGGGGCTGGCGTTCTGGAGGCGGTTATTCAATGCCGTAAATTACCTTTTACTTATGTACTCCCGCAAGTGTGGAAGAAAGCCATGAATTGTCCTGCGAACAAAGACGGGGCGAGGATGCGAGCAAGTCAGATATTCCCGCAGTTTTCGCATATGTGGAAGTTGAAAAAAGACGATGGTTTGGCCGAGGCTTCGTTAATATCTTATTACGGTTTCCACAAAAATAATTCCTGATTCCCCCTTGCAACCGCTTCCGGCGTATGCTACGTTATTTGAGTAAGGAGAAACGAGATGCAACACACACAATGCGACATTTGCTATACCCCCATGCAGGGGGCCGATCCGGTCTGGAAATACTTTTGCTGCGCGTCTTGCGCGAGGGTAGGCCGCGAATGATTAAAGTCACAAGCGCAGGCGAAATCATGGTGGACGGCGTCCCGAGCGAGAGGGTTATTGGTATAACGGAACATGGATTATTGGGGGTCAATCGTGGTTGATTTAAGCAAAGCCAAAAAGGGCGACAAGGTGAAGTTTCGCTGTGGTGGTGAGGCCGTTATTCAAGACCGCAAAGCAAACACTCTTTTCTTTAACGGAGAGCCAGAACAACAAGCCTGTAACTGGTATTGGGATGGGAGATTTATAACCATGGGACGGGAAAACATAGACCACCCCTTCGACATCACCTCCATAGAACCGCCAGCATTTGATTGGTCTACGGTTAAGGCTGGGATGGCTTTTAGCGTTAAGGGTAGGTCGGGGGTTGGCATATATATTGCCAATAGCATCAGAAATAAGGAGGCGGTCGTTCTTGATGCCCTTGATCTAGACGGGGCCGAATTATACGAAGGTTATTCGAAAGAATATCTAATTCGCGCCCCAGAACACGACATCGAGGTAACGCCATGACCCGCATACTGGAACATTACTACCCGGACATGGAGGCCAACGACAACACGCCCAAAGCCCGCCTTGTGTGGATTGATTGGGGCATTCCGCCGGAAGTGGTTATAGAGAAGCCGAAATGCTAAAGGTTCTTGATTTATTTTCCGGCATCGGCGGCTTCTCACTAGGGCTTGAACGCACGGGCGGATTTGAAACCGTGGCGTTTTGCGAGATAGACCCGTTTTGCCAGAAGGTTTTGAAGAAACATTGGCCTGATGTGCCGATTTACAATGATGTTAGGAATTTAAATTATGACGGACCAGTTGACGTTATTACCGGAGGCTACCCTTGCCAGCCGTTTAGTCTTGCCGGGAAGCGAAAAGGCCAAGACGATGACCGCCACCTCTGGCCGGCTATGTTTAGCCTCATCCAAAAATATAGGCCGTCTTGGGTTATTGGAGAAAATGTTGCTGGGCATATCAATATGGGCCTCGACCAAGTGCTTGCTGACTTGGAAGGCGAGGACTACGGAACAAGGGCATTTGTTATTCCAGCTTGTGCCGTTGACGCTCAACATAGAAGAGACAGATTGTGGATTGTTGCCAACAGCAAGAGCAACGGATGGATCGAAGGGGACCCGAACTTTAGAGGGAGCGAAGCGGGAGTTTCTCAGAGGGAAAAACAGGGACCTTGGAATGATAGCCAAACTATTTCCGACCCCGACCGCCGCAATGGGAAGATGCGGGAGCAAGGCGGAGAGCAAGCGAATGGAGAGGAAAAAGCGGCTGGGCTACACGATCGAACTTCACGATATGGCAACGTCTGGGATGCTTTCCCAAGAACTTGGCCAGCTGAACCCAACGTGGGTCGAGTGGCTAATGGGGTTCCCAAGCGGGTGGACAGACTTAGAAGCCTCGGAAACGCAGTCGTCCCCCAAATCCCCGAAATGATCGGTTACGCAATTTTAGAAGCAGAAAGAGCAACCAAATGACCCCCACCCGCGCACGAAAGATGAGGGAGGAAATAATCGGGGACTGCCGTTTGATTTTGGGGGATTGCTTGGATATTATGCCAACGCTCGGCAAGGCTGATGCTGTGGTGACCGATCCGCCGTATGGGATTAAGGCCGCAAATGGCTTTGGTGGCTTTGGTGGCTTTGGTGCGCCAATACAGCGCAGAACCTACGAGGGAGATTGGGACGACGATAGACCAAGTAAGGATGTCTTTGACCTGATCTTAAAATCGGCCGAGGTGCACATAATATGGGGAGGTAATTACTTTACAGACTTCTTGCCAGTATCAAAAAAATGGTTGTTTTGGGACAAGTGCCAAACAATGCCAACATATTCAGATGGTGAAATGGCGTGGACTAGCATATCCGGAGCTTCGACAAAGCGGATCATTTACAATAACAATGGTTTGCAAGCCAAAGAAAAGGGGCGCGTCCACCCAACCCAAAAACCCGTAGAGGTGATGCGTTGGTGCATAGAGCAACTCCCCAAAGAATCCCAAACCATCCTCGATCCATTTATGGGTTCCGGCACAACCGGAGTCGCCTGCGTAAAGCTGGGCCGCAAATTCATAGGCATTGAGCTAGAGCCAAAGTATTTTGACATTGCCTGTAAGCGCATAGAAGAGGCTTACAAGCAGCCCGACCTATTTATCGAACCAACCGTAAAACCAATTCAGGAAAAGCTAATATGACCCCCACCCGCGCACGAAAGATCAGAGAACAGCTAGGCTCCCGCAAGGAAGTCGCGGCGAAGATTAACGATGAATTTACGGATATCTCATGGCGTACCATTGAAGGGTATGAGCAAGGTATAAAAGTAATTCCGAGATATTACATTTATTTTTTAAAAACCCTATTGACGAGAATCCCGCTATAGGCGTACTATCACAAGGAAGGAGAAACACTATGGACAGAACAAAACAACTACAATCATTCATCGAAAGCCTCGGCACCGACAAACGCTGGGAGCAACTGGAATTGTTGCAGGAAATCCGCAACAAGCAACGCGCAAACTCTTACGAATCCCGCATGGGGTCTGAAAGCCTAAAGAAACGCGCCATAGCTTTGGGAGTGATTCATGCGTAAATTTATCGCTGGCTTTATGTGGGCCATTAATATTGTTTCTTTGCTGCTGATGTTCGCTTTGCTGTATCCGAAGCAGGAACACGGTTATGCGCCGGAGCATCGGGCGGAATTGCAGAATAAGATTGACGGGCTTGTGCCTTTGTCGGTTGCAGACTTGGGAGAATTGGAATGATTTACCTCGCAGCATTTATAACACTTATATCCATTATCGGAGCAGCCTTCACCGGGCTTTGCATGATGGCGGATATTGATATTGGAACAACCACGGACAAGGATACAGCGATATGACCGAACCGAAGCCACCCGTTAAGGGGGAGTTGGATACTGGAAAAATCATGAAAATGGTTGCCGACATGGAAACCATTGAAGCGTTCATAACGAAAGGCCGTTTTGTCGGTGACAGCGTACATATCAGCATTGAGCATTTGGCCGAGTGTATCCGTAAGAATGTCACCATCCCCGCCGATGATTTCGGGAGGATTTTGGAGTGCTTGGAGAAAGCAAGTAAACTGCACGATTATCAGGACATTAGCGAATACGTTATCGACGCTTACGCCCTCGCCCGTAAATACGGGAGCGCGGAGTGATGTTGGAATTAGAACAACGACCTCTTTCATGGTGGCTTGAGCGCAGATTGCAATCAGAGCGCATTTTAAAAGAACGACAAGCCGAGGTTTCAATAATGGAGGCCGATGTTCGGCTTTGTGAAAAGAAAATCAGAGAATTGTCTGGATACGGAAAAATAGGAGAAACCCCATGACCACCGATAAGCCAACGCCGGAACTGAAAACTTTCCCGCAGCCTAAAACAATATACAGGTGCGATAACTGTGGAAAGCAAGGAACGCCTGAAACTTGCTGTAATGGCTGGCGCATGTCGGAGTACACCCGATCCGACTTTATCACCCGCCCCTCCGAACTGCGACAAGCGGGGGTGGAAGAATTAGATGGAGGAACCCGCAACCGCGTTTCCATGTTGCTTGCCCTCGGTTTTAAACACCACAAGGACAACGGCGATCATGTTGTAACGGGTCATGGCAGGGAGTATCGCCATACCAGCTTGTTGTGTTTGGCACAGCGTATCCGTGATGATTTCCTAGCCCAACCCGCCGCGCAAAAGACCGAGGGGGCTGGGGATATAGCGAAGGCACAAGTTATCTGTGACAGTTTGGAAGCCATGCAATTTGGTAGCGACGATCACAAGCACGATGCCTATGCATTTCTAAAGCGGCATGGAAAATATATCTATGAACACTTTAATGCCGCTCTTGCGCCCCCTGTTATTGAGCAACCTTCCGGCGGAGATGCGGACGATATTCTTCTATCGCATATGAATTTATTGAGGAAAGATCACGGTCTGCCGCCTTTGGATAAAACAGAACATGCAACGCTGTCCGGCTCGTTAAGTGCCGCCAGAAGCGCAATCGCAGCCCTAGCATCCCGCGCCAGCGTTGATGTGGATTACGAGCAAGAGGGAGACGATTGGATCGAGGTCTGCGAAGCATACGACCAGCATCAGATTGAACGCGATCACAGCCCGATAGAGACGGGAAGCGAACGGCTTTTCCTTCACACGATTTTAGATTTTCTTGCGTCTCAAAACCGACTTATAAAACCAAAGAAAGATTAAAAAATGGACCTAAATCAATTCGGAATACGCTCAATTCCGCCCTGCATGGATTGTTGGGATAACGGGCAGTGCTCAATGAATTGCGGCCCTCGTGTTTCTGCACCAGATACCGCGAAATTTCCGGAGTTGGTTGGGGGGCGTGAGTGATGGCTTGGAAATCAATGGATAGCGCACCAAAAGATCAGAAACGCTTTTTAGCAGTATGCGAGGACGGCCATATTTGCTTTGCGCGTTGGGATGGATGGAATTTTGTTATTGTGAACAACGGCGATTATCACTGCGGTGGATACGGCAACGATTACACGCCTAAACCAGAAAATGAATATTCGGATTATGAGCCGCTTACGCACTGGCAACCACTTCCGAAACCACCCCGCGAATTATTAAGCCGATAGGGAAAAGAATGAACGGCAAGAAGCAAATGGCCTGTGAAAAATGCGGACGGACAGTCTATCACCGTTTAACCAAAAGCAAGAACCCTGAACGCCGCGAACGTGATTTGCAGGACTGGACACCATATCGCCACTCCAGAGAATACAGACGCGGCAATGAAATGAACACAAGATTTTGCGGGGAATAACCCCCTAACCCCAAAGGCACGAAACGAGGATTATGAGATGATAACGCTTTCACTAGAGCGCGACGTGGGCCAGACGCGCATAAAGCCGCAGACAGGTCTTGTTTATAAAAACACCAAAGGCAATTACGTCCTTGTCGTAGCTGCGAACGATCAAAGGGAGTCGGCGCAAGTTATCACGTTCAATGTTGCGAACGGAAAGTTGGTGAATTTCTGCTCATACTCCTATCACTGCATTGCTAAATGGCAGATCGTTGGTAGATGTAATGAACTTCCACAGATCGAAGTTGTACCTATAGACGAAGATGAAATCCAGTCACTTGAAAAATACAGAGGATAGCATGACCCCCACGGAGATCGAGAAACTGGAAGCGGCTTTGGACGCATTGGTAAAACATAAAACGGGCATTGAAACGCCAGACCCGATTGAGGCCAGCATATTTGGTGAAGTAATAGAAGAAGCCGCCCGCGCCCATCTGCAAACCCTGAAAAGCGGGGATGTGGAGGCCGATATAAGCAAAGCAATCCACTATCCCGAATGTTGGGATACGGCGGCATATCCGAACCTAATCTTTGCGCTGGCCGAATTGTTCGCATGGTTCAAGTGCAGTAACGAGGATTGCACCACCCCGCCCGTTGATGGCGATAAAATCAGGGAGGCTTTGAAAGAATGCCCATGGATCGAAACGGTGGATGAATATATTTCCGTGAAAGAACATAGCCGCCTAGTTTATATGTGGTGGCTACAACATGGCGAAAGCATCCGCGCCCTACTCACCAACAGCGCAAGCGGGGGGAAGTGATGGTTAATCTCACGTTTAAGTCACACTGCGATCATTGCGGCATTCTCGTCGATCAAAAATACTGGACATTTAATATGAAGCAATGCGTGGTTTGCGCCGATCATGAATGCAATGCAAAGCAGAAGGGAATATTGAGATCTGCTATGGATGATGTCGTCGAGGGAGTCTTAGAAGGAAGGATAAAGCTATGACCAACCAAATAGCCGCGCTGGAGAAGCTGATAGACGGTCTGGATGATTTTATTCAGGAGGGATGTTCTGCCAGACCAGAAGACAAGTCCCATGCATTGAGCGCATTGGAGACAATCCGCGCCCTCATGTTAAATCCCCCCGCAGATGTTAACATATCTGGGGAATGTGTTAAGGAGAAACCATAATGGAAACCATAGCAATCATAACCGTCATTATTATAGCCATGCTTGTATACCACTTATACTCCATAAGGAAAATACAGCGGGATTACGCGGATATTGTCATCGAGCGCGATGATTTGCGTCTTCGTCTCGCCAAGGCCGAAAAGAACGATTACAGGATCAAAGGCAGATTTGCAAAGAGGCCCCAATGAAAAGAGACATTGTAACAATCCATCTGGACGGCGAGGCCCTGAAATTCGATAGGGAAAAACTAATCGGCATCTGCGAAGGCAAGGGCTTTGCGGCCATAAGGCGGGAGGAATCGCCCCACCAGTATTTTCAAGCATCGGAATTTTTAAAGAGAGAGAAAAATGAACAAGACTTACACAGATCAGGAAGACCAGATCATAAAGACGGAATGGGAAGCCGGAACCCGCGTCGTGGATATCGCCGCGAAACTGGGCCGGAAACCAAGCAGTATTAAAAAGCGCGCCAGACGCCTTGATCTGGAAAAGCGCGTCCCCGGCAAGAACATGCAGACCAACAAGGCCGTGGGAGAGCCATACAAACGCCCTCCGGAGCGACTGATTGCCTACGGTATTCCCAAACCATTGATTGACCTTGGGACGTGGGAGTGTCATTTTCAGATAGACGAAAAGATCGAGTTTTGCGGGGCTAGGGCAATGAGGCCATATGGCTACTGCCGCGAACATGGGGCCATATGCTACAAATCACATACATAGCCTGTTACCACGGACAGCCGTTAATCCGGCTAACGGTTTTTCCGTACAAGCGAAAAAAGAACACCACGATACAAGTTTTGCGTTGTAAAAAAGCGGAGTATATCGGAATAATCGGGTAATTCTATTTAACTAGTATGCCAAGTTCTAAAAAAACTTGGTCACGCCTTTTAACTGCATCATCAATATTGGAATAATAACCAAATATTGTTGCCCTTCTCCTAATCGTTATTGATACACACCAACAGAAACCGCCCACTCTTTTTATTTTATATATGTTATAATACTGTTTCCTTGCTAACTTGCCCCTCATAATATTTACTCTTTGAGTGACATATTCAAGATTTTCCAAAGCGTTATCGTTTTTGTCGCCGTTTTTGTGATCAACGCAAAGTGGACTTTCGCCAAAGAAAGCGGCCATTACAATCCTATGAACCTTTTTTGTTTTTTGTATTCCGTTCTTAGTCAACCTAACAGTAAGATAGCCGTTATTTTCAGGGGCGGCACTCAAGACTCTGCCAAGCAAGCTTCTAACTTTTCCTTGTCTATTAACGGATATTCTATCCAAAGACCGGACTCTGCCGAAGTTGGACGCCTCGTATATACCAATATATTCAGAAACAGGCTTCCAAATTTCTTGAGAATAATCTATAGATGAATTAGTCATATCGCACTCCATTGCGTCAATGATTAGAGAAGCCCCGCCACAAACGGGGTTTTTCGTATTATACAATATGTTTGTTGAAACGCAAGGATATCTCTGCTAATATTCAAGTGAGCGGAAAACAATCTCCTTCAGGGTATGTTCCTTCTTCGCAAGAGTACGCTCAAGCGGGTCAGTGTAAAAGCTGGCCCGTTTTTATTTATAATCCGGCTCGTTTTGCGCAATCCAGTCGTTTAAAACAGCCTCATGTGCAGGACCGCAAGTCTTGGTGTTATGCTCACGGGCAAGGGCGTACAGGTAATCCGCGCTTGGGCTTACCTCTATTTTGTTCTTCAACGTATCGCGCCCATGCACACAGCCTTGCATCGGTATCATCAGGGGTACGAGGGCGGTTAGCATAACGATTGCCTTCTTTGACGACTTCAACATTCTTGGCCTCCAATAGGGCTTTCTCTGCTTTTAAGGATTGGTTTTTATCATACAGGTATTTTGCGGTTCCGATTGAACCTAATAGAGCAAGGGCCATTATAACGTAAATCCAGAATTTCATGGATAAAACCTCTTATCTAGCTCGATATGCATTGCATCCTTAACCTTCCAGTCAAGGCCGGAAATAATCGGGATATTGTGCCGTATGGAGCATGTCTTAAATGCCGCGACAATCGGCGCGTAATGCTTGATGTCATATGTCACCTTGCCGCTGAGCGTAGCTGCAAAGTCGATGGCCGCCCCGTCCTGATGGCGCGAGCGTTTAATCCATGATTTGCCGTTGGCCACATTTATCTTGTGTTCTTCTAATGTACGTCCGCCATCCACCACGATAAAGCCCAAAGGCTCTTTAAGCTCCATACGGGCGCAGACAGTCACGGTTTGCAGCGGCTCGCGGACTTCATTGATATTGGTTATGGAGCGCTGGGAGTAGGCAAAGGTGGAGACGATAAGCATACCAATGGCAACGGTTCCGGTTGCTTTGCGAGGCGTGTTAAGTGGCTTTCCCCAACCCATGCCCCTACAATACCGCAATTCCGGCCAAAATTCCACACCCAACCGCCACGCCATCCATAGCTTCGCGCACCTCGGTTGCTTCCCTGAATATCAATGCATTGACGCCTTTAAAAAGCCCACCAACAGCAACAGCCAGACCAGCCAGAGGCGATGCGATAGCAAAGGCGATAACCGCACCCGAACACGCCGCAAGGCCGACCAAGGCCATCCCCGCCGTCTTATACCAAAGGTCCGGAACGCGCCCATGCAGCCATCCTATGAGATATTCGATTTTTTCAGGTTCTTTAGAAACGTCTAATGGAAGGTCCGGACGCCATATCCGGCCATGCCCCATGGTTTTCAAATAACACAAAGGCACAAACACCAGCGACCAAGCCGGGCAATAAATGCCTACCGGAACCGCAATAATCAAACACCATGCCAGATTTTTGAGGGCTTTCGGATCGCCGCCGTGGATGCGGCCCCCGTGCCATGCGCTGATAATGCCGAGGAGCCACGGGAGGATCAATGGAATATCCTCGCCAGAAAAGGCCCCGCCCAATTAAGCAGAAGCGTAACGCCTGTTATGATAATGGAGCCGAGCCATATAACGCGGCCTATAATCGTGTCGTGGCGGTCGATCTTTGGCTCCGCCTTATCCAGACGGGCGTGTGCTGCGTCTATTTTCGACTGCATCAAAACGTTGGATGTGTTCATACTTGCCAATTGCCCACTCACCGCCGCAACCAGATTGCGCGTTTCCGAACCATCCGCCTTTATATTAGTAAGATCGGATTGAATAGAACCCAGTGCTTGCGATATTTCATCAATATTGCCCACTGTCAAAGTCCTTATACGCTGCACATTCATATTCCACTAACTATCCCCTTGGTGTTTGGGTTCATTATTACGACCAACTTGCTGCGGCAGTTCCAATAAGCGTTGCGCCATCCGTAAGCGCCGACCCTACCGGATGGATACCATCGTTGGTGTAATTCGCCTTCCATACCTTTTCTGCGCGGACGTTAAGGGCCTCGAATCCGGTGCGTCCGGTATCAATTACCTCGTTCAAAGTTGTTCCGACCATGCCGTCAAAGCCCGTGTTGACCGTATCCCTTGCGGCCTGTGATCCGGCATACGGAACCTGTGCGTCTAGGGTTGTGAATGGCCCTGTGGTGGCTGGTTGGATACTTAGGTAAGCCGCCGCCTTTGTGCCTTTGGCCAAAGACTTAAAGCGCCCGACCATCAAGCCCACGTTTGCAAGACACTCGGCAGGCGTTTTCCCCGCAGCCAAGAAGTCCTGACCGCCCGGATTTGCAATCAAATGCGTCGAGGTCGAAGCGAGGAAATCCCACCATGTTTTCGACGTTGTGAATTGGTATAAAAGCATACCGTCAACCGAGTATTTAACATGTGGAACGGAACGACTATTAACCGAGCGTAGGGCGCGTGTCGCAATACCGCCGCCCGTGGTTCCGTTGTCTTGGCTGTCGTTCTTATACATCATCAGGGAATCGGAGAAGATCATGACGGACACATCAGGCGTGCTGGACCATGTTCCAAATATCCCGTATGGACCAAAGCCTGTCGCGGTGATGGCCGTCCCGCCTGTTAAGGCACCGGTTCCAAGAAGTTGGCTTGTACCGGTCGTGTATCCGTTGCAGGCCATGCCAGTACCGGACTCGTATTGCGCTGTAGGATAACCGAAGTCAAATCCTGCGGTTCCGTTGGCTTCAGATCGAATAGCTCCGGTCATATTGGCTGGAAATTCCGACAAACCAAAAGCGGAAGCGCGAATACCCCAAAGTTTTACAGAACCAGCCGTAACGGTCTGGTAAACGTCTGAAACTGTATCTTCTGCAATAAACGGATGGGTAACGCCGCCATATTCAAGCGCAAATCCTGCATCGAAAGAGCCTCCAAAATTGGTTTCACCGTTTTGGGTGATATATCCGCCGAACACGCCAACCCATATTTGGTTGCATGGTTGGCCGCCGAGCGTGAATGGCGAGCGTCTTTCAACGCGGGTATAGTTTGCTGCGTTGGTATTCAGGTTTGTAGCAGTCGCCCCGCCCTTTGCGACAATGCGAAGGTCTGCGGGTCTGGTCATCACGCTGCTTGCGCTAAATGTCCCCATACTATCCCAACTTGAAAAACCCTGATCGACCGCAAACGCATTTTTAGCCCCGTTTATTTCTGTATAAGAGGCTCCTAATGTTTGATTGATCCATGCCAGAAGGCGACCGTTAAAGCTACCAGCCGCAATGCCGTCAGCATCAAAAAGCGCATGCCAGTCGCCTTCGTAATTAAGCGCGGTTCCGGTTACGTCTCTGACAGATTGCTGCTTGTCGGATTGGTTTGTCATTATGCGTATTCCTCAATCGGAACCGAACAAGACAGCCCGTATGTGGTGGCATTAGAAAATATTGAGGTTGCGGCGGCAGCCGTTAAGCCAGCACCCGCCGATGTCGTGCTGAATTTAACAACCGTGTCTGCTGCCGTGGCGATTACGTTATTACCGTTGACCACATTCCCTACGGCTTGCGTTGTCAGGATAGCGGCATTGTCTACCGTGGTGGAGGACGGAAGCGACATCGTGGCCGTTGAACCCGTGCATGTTCCGGTCGTAAACCGCGCCATGATTTCCATGTTCTTTCCAACACGGCGATGAAAAGCGTCTATATTCGTAACCGTTCCCATGGCTGCGAAAGTCGGGGTGTAGGCCGCCCATGCAGTCAGTACAGGAATGTCTGCTGCAAGGGCCACAGTTCCCGCAGTCGCAGGAAGCGTTATTGTTACATCTGCCGTACTTGCCGGAGCCTGCAATTTTACCTTATGCGTGCCGTTGTCCGTATCTTCCGCCAGAGTGATATATGCAGCCTCGGAAGACGTTCCAGAAATGGCCAAGCTGCCCGAAACCGTTGTGGCCCCATTGAAAGTAGCCGCTGCGTTGAACGTACTGGTTCCGGCAAACGTATTGTTTCCGGTAAAGGCGTTGTTTGCAGCCAATACCGCCACGCCAGTTACGGCTGGGTTAAGCAACTCCCATTTTGTATCAGACAAGCGATAACGAAGGTGCAATTCGTGACCATCGCCAGCAATATCCCCCGCAGCAAGCGCTACATTGCCGTTCTTAACGATTGTTCTGGCCGTCAAAGCGTTGGGGGAGAAAGTAGGGGTTGTCGTGGCATTAGCAGCTGTTGCTCTTACATAGCATTCCTGCCCGTCAACCAGCGTTGTGATGGCGGGCGAATATGTGGCCGTAATAGCGTCAGCCGTACCGCCGCCATCCGCCCAATTCACTTTGCCATCCTGCGTTTGGTCAAGGCGGGTATATTGGGTTCTTAAAGTTCCTGCACCCACGTTGGTATGAATATAACCAGCCATTCCAAGGTCAGACACAACTGTAGTTTGCCCATCCTTGGTAATGCAATTTGATAGACCGTTAGCAATCCCCGTAAGTTCATTATTAAAACGATCTGCACGGATTTTAATCCCAGCAGCCGCATCGTTCAAAAAGTTATAAATTAATACAAACGTCCCGCTGCCGTTAAAAGACATAATTCAGACCCCTATTTAATGATTTATGGTTGACTATCACGGCAGATTCACCTACGCTATTTTTATGAAGCATAGTATGGCCGGAACAAAAATATACGGTATTTGGAAAAGCATTAAAGACAGGTGCCTTAACCCAAAATGTAAATATTTTCCTCGGTATGGCGGAAGAGGAATTTCTATATGCGACAGGTGGCTTTCTTTTGAACATTTTTATGCCGACATGGGCGAAAAACCAATTGGAGCAAGCATTGATAGAATTGATAATAATGGTCCCTATGCTCCTGAAAATTGTCGATGGTCTAATGATATTGAGCAAGCCAATAACAAAAGAAACAATAGGTTTATAACACATAACGGCCAAACGCTTACTATAGCAGAATGGGCGCGCCAGATTGGGATTAAAAATGGATTGATTTCTTCGAGATTGCATCGCGGCATGACCGTAGAAAAAGCCTTGAGTGTTGAGCACCTTTCTACGCTTGAGCCAGCCAGAAAAACTTGGATCAAAATGAGTCAAACTAAAACTCATTGCAAGCGTGGACATGAGTACACGCCTGAAAATACCAGAATATCCAAACAAGGATGGAAATTGTGTAGACAATGTGCCGCTTGGCAAGCACGGGAAGAAAGAAAGCGAAAACATCCTAAACCCCCACTTTAGACCCCAAAAGACCGCGAATTTCTTCAACAGTCCTTGGCCGTCCGTTTTTGTAAAATATGTTTTTGTTCGCTTGCGCGGCTGCGGGGAACAATTCAGCCCCGACCGCGTTTAAATTCTTTCTTGCCTTCACAGCCGAAGGGCCGCCGAGAAAATGCGCCATATAAAGATCTGCTTCGTCTGGCTGTATTCCGGCCTTGTTATAAGCGTTTGTGTTTTCCTGCGTCAGCAATTCCGCCATAATCTTTTGCTTGGCGGGATCGTTCTTATCAGCAAGCGTAATTCCGGTTTGTGCGCCGTAATTCTTGACCATGCCCTTCCAAGTCGGGTCCGTGAATTGGTACATACCGGACGCGCTGGAAGTCTTGGCGCGGGCGTTTGGGTTGCCGCCGCTTTCCGCCATGGCCACGCGGTCGAGGAAGGTTTCAGGGGTACGCATGGGGGCGTTTACTGGCGGAAGGGTTGTTTCCGTTTGGGTTTCGGTGGTGGATTGTTGGGGTTGCAGCAAATCCATATCCTGCGAAAAATCAGGTGTAGTCTGCTGCGGTTGCAACAAATCCATGTCTTGCGAGAAATCAGGAGGCGGTAATTGCGCCATTGGTTGCTGCACTTGCGGAGTAACGCCTGCGCCGACAACAGCACGGGAAACGGGTGAGGCGGTCATGGCGTTTGTGCCGATGCGCAACGCGGGCGCAACGGTTTGAAGTTCCTGAATAGCGGTTTCCTGCCCCATGGAGACGCGGCGAAGCAAATCCATGCCTTTTTCGGAAAGCATTAAATCGCCCATGTCTTTGTAGAATTGCGGGTCGTTTTCTGACTTTCCAAACATGCCAGCGACTTTGCGGAGAATGCCGACCTTATTTCCAGTGATTAAGTCTAACCCCGCGCCTGCGGCTTGCTCCATGCCTTTTTGTGCTTCTTGCAAAGGCTGTGTGGGGGAGCCGTAGCGGAATTTCTCACCAATCTTTGCTTGGTTTATAACGTCCAGCGTTTCGTCTAATCCATTTCCTGCATATGTTCTAAGCATATCCATGGAACGGGCATCTGGGGCTATTTTACCAGCCAGTGAAGTCGGGTCGCCCCTTGCGGTGTCCATGGCGTTAAAGATACGGGCAGAGGCGGCTTTTGACGCATCCGGTCCAAGAGCCTTTGCCGCAAGTTCTGCGTTTTGCTGTGTGCCGGAAAATAGTTGTCCTGCGACCTTTTGCGCTTGCATAGGGTCAATGTCTGCCAATGCGCCAATCTGACCGCGCATTGCCAATTGGTCAGGGTTGCCGCTGTAAACTGCGCGGGCTTGCCCGTAAGAGGGGGCGTATTTATCAGCAAGCTCTAATAATTGCTTATTTGCTGCTGTATATGCCTTCGTATCAAAGGGCTGCATTGGGCTTAGACCAGCGCGGATTTTTTCGTCAATAATCCGTTTAGCTGCATCAATAACCTGAATGCTGTTTACGGGTTTTCCTTTTAATTGTGCAGAAAAACGCTCGTCTGCAAAGGCGGCTTTTATTGCATTTTGGATAATTGGCTCTTTTTTTAGTAAATCTCCAAATTCGCTTTTTACAACCACTTCTTTGGCTGTTCCTAAAAGAGGGACACCATCAGCCATGTCATAAACTGTCTTTGTGGCAGAAGGAACGCTCTTTGTATAAGCGTCATCATAAAGCGGCGAAGCCTTGGCAACCAATCCCTTGGTTATGTCACCCGCAGCTTTGCCAGATTTTTCAATCAGAGCCTGCGCAACTTCATCATAAGACCCAAGCCCGCCAGCCAAGTCTTGCGCTTGTTTTGTTAAAACATTTTCAATCTGTCCGGCTTGGTTATTAGTCCCAGACCGTGCCGCGTACATTTGCTCCATACGTCCGGCAGTCATGGGGTTTCCGCCCAAAATCTTTTGGTCAGCCAAAAGCGCATCAGAAGGGCTTTGTGCGATTTTCTCCGCCAAAGTCAAATCAATGCCCGTTCTTTTCGACGCCGCATCCATAGCCTCTGCACGGAGCAGTTGGTCACGCAAATCAGGTCTTGCGGCTAGTTTTTCAGCCAATGCTTTTTCGGCTTTGTTGGAAAATCCCTTGCTGGTTTTCTTTGTTACTTTTCCAAAGTCCACATTACCAGAGGGCTGTCCCAACCGATAAAGGGGAGCAGTTGCACCACCGACAACGCCACCGAAGCCTGCACCAATAGCAGCCCCGCCCAAACGGTCGCCAATCGTATCGTCCGCCGCGCCCAACCCAGCAGCCCCTCCATATCCAGCACCAATCGCTGCACCACGAGCGATCCCTTGCAATGCCGTGCCACTGCGAATCCAATTACCAGCATTTGCCGCCGCCTTTGTTAATCCAAATGGAATTGATCCTGCTGCCTGTCCTACAAACGAGGCCACAGGAGCATTTTCCCAATCACTAGCCAAATCTTCTTTTGATAGTTTACGGGCTTCTTTTATGGCTTCTGCAATGGTCAAATCAGGGCTTATAGCACCCGCCAAAACAGCCGCAATTGCATCGGTTGCCTCGTCAGCAAAACCAAATGTTGCGCCCTGCATGGACTGCCGAGCAAGTGTCCCAATTGTGCCGCCCTTGGTTTTTGCCATTACAGCCCGTTTTTACTTAAGAATTGTTGAATATAAGCGTCATCGCGTCCACGCGCTTTTAGTTGCTGAATAATGTTGTCGCGGTTTGCTGGGGGTTGTGGGGCCTGTGGCATTTGCGGAACATTCCCTTGATAAATACTTCCAGTAGAAATTCCCTGCATTTTCTGCTTGGAAGCTTCAATTCTGCGTTGCGCCATTTGCATAGCGCGGTTAAGAATTTCCTCACGCTGCTTAGGCGTTTTATCAGTGCTAGCTTGCATTTCCAGAAGGATTTTTCTTTCGCCCTCTGTCGGCATTCCGCCGAAAATGTTTTTCAGATTTTCTAACGCTTGCGACTGTACGACATTTTTCATGTTAACGGTTGCATCAGCGTCTGGCGTTTCTTTGCCGAAAATATTCCCGACATTAGAGACAAGCCAAGCCCTTTCATCCGCCATTGCGCCGGAATATGCCGTTTTATTAAGCGTTTTAGCCTCTTCCAATGCCCCCAATAGATTGGGCGCACTTGCAACCGTGTCCTCGGCCTCGTAAAATTCCTTTTGTTCCGTTGCGGATAGTTTTCTAGGCGCACCAGATGGAACCATGTCATAACCGCCTGTTTCGGGGTTAAATTCAGGAACCATCGCCCCACCCCCAGAACCCATAGCCTTCAACTCACGCTTCAGTGCCGCATCTTTTTCCCACTTTGCATCCTCTCGCGCATATCCAGCTTGTGCCAGTTCCAAATCTTGCTTGCGCTTGATGTCTTGCATATACATCTGCATGCCAACATCGGACGTTGCGGGGGATTGCATGAGAAGCTGGGCAGCGGCTGCCGGGTCTGTTCCATATTGACCAACGGCTTCGGCAAGAAGTTTTTGCTTTGCCGCCGCATCCTCGGTTTGGAGCCTGTCCGCCTGTCCTGCCTGATAACCAGCAACGCCAGTTGTCAAAGCCTTCGCCAAGCCTTCCAGTGGTGATTTAGGCACGACAATACCCGAAACGACTTCCGTTCCGGTTTGTTGACCTTGCGCCGCCAGTTGTTCGGCAAGAAGGCGTCTGCGTTTTACTTCCGCTTCTTTTTTGGGATCGAAAAACAATGCATCGGCCATTATACTTCTTCCATTTCAAATCCAAGGCGTCCGTAATCGACCATGTAATAACCATCTTCCGACATTTCGACGGCCAGCGGGTCTTTTTCGATAACTTCTTGCGCCATAACGCCGATAAACTCCTTGTCGGGGTTTGCGTTGTAACGGAATTTGTAACGCTTATGGCCTTCTTTCTCGTCGTAATATTCAATGCCATGCTTCAAGCGCATATCGGAGAATAAAGACCCGAAGCCACCGGCAGAACCAGCAGCGCCGAGGAACGATCCACCCAAACCGAACAAGGACGACATAGTGCTATTCTGACCTGCTTGCTTGGCGTTATATTGCGCCATTTGGTTCTGGTAATTCTGATTTACTAATCCTGCATAATCGACAGGCTGTGCGCTTGCCCCGACACCGCCAGAAGAAAACTGCGGGTTTGTAACCTTTGTTCCGGAAGTAAGTCCGATATATTCATTCAACGGCGCGTTTCTTTGAGCGTCATATTCCTGAATGCCCTGATTGCGTCTTTGCAAGGCTTGTTGTTGTGCCGTGGAGCCGTATTGTTGTCCGGCTAAAATCGCTTGCGAACGGGCATCATTACGCATTTGGTTGAATGTATCCATTTCGCGCTGATAGGCCTGTGATCCTTGGCCGATACCCTGATTGATAAGGCGGGTGCGAAGGGCTTCCTCGTCGCGCTGGAATTGCGGGTTAAGCCTGTCCATATAGGCGGCTTCCGCATTTCTTTGTTGTGTGGCGATATCTTCCGCAGAAAACTCGTTTCCAATACCGCCATAGGAATAAGGCGTGGAAACAGAATCGCGGATACGCCCGATTTGATCCTCGCCCAAAAGCCCCATGGCAATCTGGCGGCGCTCTTCCGAATCCAGAATAGCTTGTTGATCTGGGGATAGGTCAATTCTTGAGGTCCATTGCGGCGTTCCGTTTGCATTAAAGCCCGAACTTCCGCCATTTGCGCTGCTGGAGGATTGGGAAGCGGTGCTGGTTCCTCCTAAGGGTTTAAAGCCCTCTATGGTCGATAAGTCCCTTTGCGGCCACCCTACAGAAGAACCTTGCGCCGTTTCTGCGCTCCTGTTGTTTTTAAGATAGTCGTTATAGGCATTCGGTCCGCTATACACGCGCCCGTCAGGGCCTACATACATGCCGGAATTTGATTGCGATGTGGTAGAGCCGGACGTTGTGCTTGGCGTGGAAGACGCTCCGGGCGTCTGGTCAGCGTTGCCGAGCGTCCAAGTCATGTTTCCATATGGCGTGTATTGATTGACGTTATTTAAGGCAGAGCTCCACAACGCAGTTTCTTTGTTGCTTGCCGTCTGCGCTGCTGCGGTTTTTGCCGGATCAGGTGCCGCTGGCGTTTTGGGGGAAGATTTACTCATTATTTAATCCATCTACATTCTGGTTTAAGCATAGAAAAAGACACAGCATCGCCGTCCATAGGCCACAATCCACGGTGGATGCCTTCTTGCTTAAACCCTAATCTTTTGTTGAAATTCATAATATCCCCCTCATTTGCAGAACAAAGTGTTTGCACTCTTTCCAGACCAAGCTGGATGAAGGGGTACGCAAACAATGCCTTAAGATTATGCCTATTGGCCCAGCGTTTGTCAACGCTTGCAATTGACATTTCTAATGTAAGAGGCGTTCCGTCCGGTCGCTCTCGATAATCGCTATAAACCACGCCGCAAATCAAGCGTTCACCGTCTATAATTCCAATGGCCCTATAATTAGAAAACTGGTCAGGATTGTTAAATATTTGCTGTGAAACCCACCGCGCAACGCCGTCATCGCAACCATAAAGAAGTTTCAAAGAACCCCGCCAACCTCAAAAACAAAATCCGTCGATACCCAAGCGCAGGAAAGGTCGCTTAATTCCGTAACCAGACGAAGGCCGCCTGAAAAACCGACACCGGAAACCGATTGCCATTTGGCTGTAATGTTATCGCCGGATACCCAAGGCGAAATATCCCAATCCCCGACATCCCAAGCCGTGCCGGACGTGCCGAACGTGTAAGACGTTGCAACGGTCCTGTTTTCCTGAAAATCAACATTCATTAAAAGAGAAGGAACAACCGAGCCTTCCGAGATAAGAATGGGTCTTACCATTTGGAATTTCTTAGTCTGACCCTTTGCCCCGAAATAGCTAAATGCCTGCTGGACAACTCCGGTTATATTGTCGCCGTTGTCGGATTGGCCTGTATCTGCCTCGAAAACGCCGTTCAAGCCGCCAAAAAAAAGGCGATCATCCAGTATTTCATAACAAAAGCTATTCCAGCCCGTAAACTTGCACCATGCGCCGTGGGTCGTGTTCATAACGTATTGTTCTGATTCCTGCCCCTCAACCGTGGGGATATTGATAATCAGCTTGTTCCCGATGGGATGGATAATCGGCTGCCATCCGAAATTGGATTTATATTGGATAACGGCGGCATTGATAAGGTTTGAAATCTTGTCGGTCGCTGCAAGGTTTAGCTGCGATCTGTCCGTCAAAAGAGCCTTGGAAAGCGGAAACGCACCGTCCGTTGTCAAGACAAGAACGTCCGCCCCGGCTTTGCAAAAGCACCTGCGCCCCAATGGTTTTCCCATGCGGAACGTACCGACCAAAGCCCACGTTGCCGCGCTTGAGGGGTCTGTGCCTTTATATAAAGCCACTTCACCCTCTGACGTTATAAAGGCGGCGTAATCATCAATACCTGCCGCGTTGTCAATGGTCCAGTTCGCCATGGCCATTAAATAGCCGCCAAGCTTGAAAAGGCCGGACAAGTCCAGATTGTTCGCAGCCCCACCGATAGACGAAACCGGAAGATACCAAGCGTTAAACGTGTCTTTTTCAATCAGCCAAACGCGGTTTTTGAAGTTGTTGATATGGATGCAGTCCGCCGTATCCACGCCTGTAACGGTCGTGGTCGTACCGTCCGCATACCAAGTAGTGCCGTTGTAAACCTGCATTTTATCTTCGCCATTAACGCAAAGAAGAAAGAACCCGCCAGCGGTTCCCATGTTGATGGTCTGGAACCTGTCATTGGTTAGCCCTGTGACTTCGGCAGCGCCTACCGCGCCCGCGCTTGTAACGTCAAAAATCTCTCCGCCGACAAAGGCAAAAAGGGACTTGTTTGATCCATCATTATAAAACGCTAATGTATTAACTGCGCCAGTTACGCCAGTTGCATGGCTGGCGTAACCTTTTCGTGAAATAACGCGGGAAGGCTCTGGAAAATAGTTTTCCATGGTAACGGCTTCGGTTGGAGCCATTGCTGCAAGCGGGTCTTTGGCATTCAATCCCCCTGTGGGAGATTGCAAGGAGGCCGTGCGGGATACCTGACGTTGTGCGGTTTTTATCATTGACCAAAATTCGTTTCTGGGATATTCGCCCCGTCAAGGAATTGCTGTCCGAAGTCTGCGCCGCCCAATGGGAGGTCACAGCTGCCACCATCGCGGCTCATAACACGCTCGCAATCATCCATGTAGTTTTTCAATTCTTCCGCATAATCCAGACCCTTGGCACGAAGGAAGCGCCATTTCATGCCTTGGATAAAGCAGTCTTCGTCAAGCCTGTAAGTGTCCGTGTCTTCTGCCCAAAGGTTTTGCGTTGTCCCCATGGCTGACTGACACCAATGATTTGAATAATAATCATAGGCGATAATATAAGAACTTGCTGGCATGGGATCGAGCCACATTTTATTCTGGCGTATGTAAAACTTATTGCGCGGACCGGACGCCACAACACCATAACGCAAAATCTGCTTTTCCTGCGCCGAAATCGGTCCTATTAGCGACCACTTATATTGATTGTCCCAAAAGGTCTTTTGTACGAAATATTCAAAATCCGAAGGCATTGAATAGGCCAGCTTGCCAATGACCAAATCAGAGGTTTGCGTTGCTGTGGCGTTTTTGCTGATTGTGATTTGGGTGGCAGAATCAACCGAAACAATAAAGCAAGGATAATCTATCCCGTCTGCCTGAATGCCCCAAATGCTTCCGCCTTCCAGCCCGGCAGTGCTGGAAATGCCTGTGATAATCGGGGAGCCGTCCGTTAGGTTTCCCGTCAAGCCGGATGCAATTTCAGTGTTGAACGTGTAATCCGTTCTTAATTCCTGCCAGCCGCCGTTTTTATTAGCCATGGACGCAAAATCCTTCCCCTCGCGGTTGGCAAGGGCAAGGAGTTGTTTTTCTTGGTCGTTCTGCGAGCCGAAAAGAAGTGAAGGGGCCGGAATCCCTATTTCATTTGCGGCAGCTTGTACTAATTCAAGCAGCGTCCTCGCCATCGTCTACCTCCTTGGGGGGGCGACCGCGTTTTGGCTTATCTGCCAGAAATGCGGCCATTTGATTTGTTAATGCTTCGATTTTGGTCCGAAGCTCTTTATTTTCTTCTTGCAAGTGAACCAGACCAGACCCGTCTTTGGCTTGATCCAGATAGGCAATAGCTTTGTCGCGCAAATCCCGCGCACCCATGCCGATATTGCCAAGGTTCGTGTCGGATACTTGCGCCAACGCTTCGACCGTGTGGATATTCAGGGTTTTAAGCATCATGGCTTGGGATTTGGAGCAAGGCGGCCATTCTGTAATCGGGGTGCCAACTTGCGGCACAACCTGCTGGTTTTTAAAGGCAGCCCATTGATGGGGCCAACGAATATTATCAGGGGGCGCAGAGCCGGAACCCTTTAAATCAACAGGGCGGACAACGTGCGTTTTATTGTCGCCCAAAATGCGAATAGATGTCATTTCGACATCGCGATAGATGGGTCGGCCCTGTTTTACAGTTTCTTCTTGGTCTTCGATAGCTTCAACATAAAATTCAACATAAAGGCCCGCATCGGTGCCGTGTTGAACATGGTAGTTATTACCTTGTTTGATTACTTGTGCTTCCGCTAGTTCCATAAGGACTCCTTGAAATGGTTGCTAGAATATTAGGCTATTTCCGCTTAAAATGAAAGGTTTGTTATTTAACGTGCTTCCACGCGACCCCCCTAACAATTCTTGAAACGGTTGTTTGAAACAGGCCAAAAATATCAGCTATTTCCTGCTGTGTTTTTCCTGATTTATACATTTCCCTTATCAGGCAAACTATATGGTCGGTTAATTTAGCGTTGGCATTCCATACACCCTTAGCTTGCCTTCCTTTATTAACACAATCATTAGAGTTATCTCTAGGTGTACCTAAAAATAAATGTTCGGGATTGCAACATGATGGATTATCGCAAGTGTGGCAAACAAGCATCCCTTTTGGAATTATCCCAAATGCTTTTTCATACGCAAACCTATGCGCTTTGTGATCGCGCTTCCCGCTTCTAAACGTGCCATAACCGTCTTTATCCTTTGAGCCTTGCCACTCAATACAACCAGAAGGCATGGCCAAAAGCCTATCTTTAAATGGAATGGCTGAATTTGTTCTTAATGTGGAGCTATTTTCAGAACGAAAACAGCCACAGGAGTTTGTGCCGCCTGAAATTAAATGTTTGCTTGAAACTTCTTTTTCATTTCCGCAATCACACAAACACATCCATAAGGCTCTGCCATTTTTGGATGGTAGTTTTTCTATTACAAGAAGCCTAGAAAACCTTTGATTTAATAAATCCTTAATCATAAAAAATCCCCGTTGCTTAAGTTTGAAGTCCAAATATACAGGAAAACAAACAAAAAACAACGGGGAAATTATGCTACGAAGCCGAACCGTCATCCATGAAGGGGCGAGCGATTTCGAAGTATGCCAGACCAGCGGAAGGCGTACCAACGGCAGACGCGCCGCGAGCAAGCTTCACACGGTCGCCAGCAACAACGGCATCGTCAACCGAGCCAGCCGTGGCCGTGGCATAGACCAGCGCGTTGTCAACGTAACCCGTAAGGGCCTTGCCGACAGCTTTGCCGCTGATTTGATACCAGCCGTATTGGTTGGCCACGTTTGCAGACATAGCAACGGCTGTTTGGCCGATGTCATTGGCAGCAAGGAGCGTGGTCGTGTAGTCGGATTGGTAATAAGTCACCCAAGAACCAACAGCCGTGGACGATACGCCCTTCAGGTAAATAAATTCACCCGAACCAAGCGTTTCGTCATCCGCCTGCACAATCGTACCCAAAGGCACGGCTGGGCTTGCGGTCGTATCAGTGATGGTAATGCCCGGAACACCGATAGTCGTTTCGTTTACAGTAAAAGCCATAATATATTTTTCCTTCTATTACGATTGTGACAGAACGCCCTGAAGGGAAGCGTTGGAAACCGTCATGTTTCCAGCGAAGCCGATCAGTTTAACCATGGCATCTTGGTTGGTCGCATAGCGATCATCCCCGATTGGAACCATGTTGCGTTGGGCGTGGGGACGGAAGTGGATGTAATCCGTATTCAGGAAGTACATCGTGTTCGTCGGGCAGAAACCGCCAACACCGCCGTCCAGAACAACGTCAGCCGAACCACCATGACCGAAATACTTGAGCGAGGTAAAGCCCGCGCCTGCCATATCAGGGTCCGTAATACGCTGGATAGCTTGGAGGCTATTCAGGTAAAACTGGTAGTAGTTACCGTCAGCCACGATCAAATCCGTGCGATCCGTACCGCGAACCAATGACATAGCCATCGTGTTCATACGGTCTTGGATGTTGGTGGCAGAAGCCGCCGTACCCGAAACCGTTGCAGCGTTGCGCCAGAACGTCCATGTTGCGCGGTCGATACCGCCGACCGTGCCCGTGGTTGGCGTTTTGGAAACCAGCAGTTGAAGACCGCCGATTTGTTTACCGCCGTCCGCCGTACCATCGGAATAGCAGTCGCCCGCTACGTTGTTCATCATGGTCTTTTGGGCGTTTTTGATACGCGAGGCCAGAAGCGGAATAATTGCTTCCTCGCCGGAGTTCTGGAGTTGCTCCAGACCGGAAATGGAAACAGCAACCGCTGCCTGTTTGTAGTCAAATTCCGCAGCCGTGAACACATCCGAGGGGGAAATGTTCAGGGTTTCATAACCGGAATAACGCTTGTACGTCGAGTTTTCGGCGTATTCGAGTTCTTGCACGATTGTGCGACCGCCAGAAACGGTTTGCACTTTTCCCTTTTTCTTCAGACGATTCAGAAGGGCGTTGTTTTTCAGCATGTTGTCAGCCAGTTCGCCCGTACGGTTACGCAGGGTCGTGGTGACAATCTCCGATAGGTTTGGTGAAGCCATTATATTCTCCTAATTTTTGATACTAGGAGACACCGCGCCCCCTAGTTATTGAATAACGCCACGCGCTTCCCGCATTTGGTCGCGCAAGTCGTCTTCTAGTGATTTCGTGGGAGCTTTTGTCGATGGTGAAGTCAGGTCGGGACTTCCAGTGACCGAAGCGGACGCCTGTTTTTTTGCCTTTAAATCCGCTTTTCGCTTCGCTTCCAGTGCGGCGTTTTGTTCCGCAAGTAGCGTGGAGCGTATAGTAGGATTGGCGTAACAAGCCATGTCATACGCCTCTTGCATATCCTTGGCCTGACCCGAAGCAAGCAATGGAGCCATCATAGGCTTTACTTGTTCAAAGTGTTTGTTGGCCGGGTTAGCAGCGAAGGCACTGACCTCGGATTGAATATTAGCATACTCCATTTTCTCCTGCAACCGCTTTTCAATAACTTCCGGATTGGCTTGTTGGCGGAGCATTTGGAGTTCTTGTTGCATCTGGGCAATGACAGGGTGGATTTGTTCTTGCGGTTGCGCGGCCTGTCCCAAGTCCACGCCGTATTGTTCTGCCACTTGGCGCAACAGATGGGCTTTTTGTTGGGGGCTTCCAGTGCGAAGGACATAGGCCGTATTCAGCAAATCTTTTACGGCTCCGGCAGGAGTGCCGCCTTCGGATTGAATGATGGCCATATATGGGGAGACAACTTCCTTCATCTCCCGACCAAGGCGCAATTCCCCATCATGGCGGGTCATCATCTGATGAATGTCGTTTTCGCGCTTTGACCATTCGGCGCGTACATCCTCGGGCAACTCGTTCCATTTGGCTTTGATGGCACCGGACAAGGCAACGGGCGCATCGCTCTTTTCAACCACAGGCGTTACAGGTGTTTCAACAGGAGTTTCGGGCTTTTCAACCACTTCATCCGGCGTATCTTCTACCTCATCTTCGCCGCTCATGGCATTGCGAAGCTCATCTTCAAGAGAGATAGGGGCTTCTTGTTCGATTTCTTGTGTTTGGTCGCTCATTTTTTCTTACCTTTTCGGGTTGGAGAAAGTTGGTTGATGGATTGCTTGATGGCTTTTTCCCAATTAATCGGGTTTAGTTTCGGGGAAGGTGCTTTAGGCGTGGTGCTGTCATCAATTACAAGCCCCTTTGCTTTTACAGCCTTGTAATATTCTGATTTGGAATCGTATGTTTTGCCATCGGCAGGATTGAATACGCCCTGAACGCCCTGCCCCAAACTATCAGAGCCGCCGTAGTTCGACGGTATGGCGGCGTTGCCCGTTCTTATCAAAAGCCCGTCAATCGTGACGTATCGGCCAGATGGGAGTGTGCTTTTTATATTATTAATATAGTCCCCTCTAATATATTCATGGGGAACAAGGTCGCCTTCGTCATCCTGTGTATAATAGAAGTCACTCATATAAGCAACAACAACGCCATTTCGTCGTCCTTCTCGCGTATCATTTTCTGCACTTCAAAGCTATGTGCCAGCATAAGGTCTATATAGTTTTGAACCGCCTGAAGTTCCGCCTCAAGTTTTGCAAAATCTACGTCACTTTTTTCATAGACTATTTTTGTTATCTGTTTTGCAGAAACTGGAATTTCTGTGATGGCTTCCGCAGCCTCTATCAATTCCGGCGTGATTGTGGTTTTTGCCGTAATACCGTTTAATCTTTCTAGGTATTTACGGTATTTTTTATGGTCGCCGAAACCTCCGCCTACAGCCGCGTCCGGAGGAATTGGAGTGATTCCGCTAGATTGTGGGAAATATCTTTGCGCGAAATATCTGGCTGCAAAATATCTATGTCCAAACATCTATGACGCGTCCAAAGTTACCGCTGTTCTATTTCCGTCTGCATCCACAGTTGCATCAATGCGGTTTTTCGTATCGTTTACATCGCGAATAAGAACATTGGTTGTAGCAGCACCGGAAAGTTTTGCAGCCGTTGCGGACAAAATAAGCCGCATAGATTGGCGCGGAGTGTATCCTGTTTCAATGCCGTTTGCGCGGTCAAGTAGGGCGTCCGCGTTTTCGCTCGCTGTCGGGACGTTTCCGACATCTGTTAAAATCGTATCGACATTGGCGTCAATAATATCAACCTTACCTTCTATCGTTCCGAGATCGGTTATAATAACACTAGCCCCTGATACAATCGTATCAAGCTTTCCATCCATTGTTGAAAGCTGCGTATCAAGGTTGGCCGAAGCAAGACCAACCGCACCGCGCACTCCCGCTGCGTCCAGATCGTTAAATCCAGTTATTCCAACACCTTTTGCTAGAACAATATTGGTTCCAGCCGTAAGAACTCTTGTCCCAACCGCCCAAACATCGGCAGCGGCAATATCATTGAAGCCTGTAATGCCCGTACCCTTGGCAAGTACAATGTTCGTGCCTGCGGTCAATACTCTCGTGGTGGTAGCCCATACAGCCGTGCCGACTTCCGTACCAAAGTCAGCAGCAGCGGCGGCAGCGGTTATAGTATTGGCTGCCATGGCACCTACGCTTGCATCAATTCTCCCCGATACCAGAGCAGCAGGAAGGCGCGTTTGGATGTCCTGCGTATCCACTTCAATAGCTGCTGTTTGCGTTTTAACCGCGGCGACATCTGCAGAGATCGATGCGCCGACCGGTGCGCCAACGCGGGCAAAGCTGTCGCCTGTCTGCGGGAAGTCGGTGTATAGCTGCACGGTCGCAGGGATCGCGCCGGTGCCTATGAACGTGAAAGCGATGTGATCGTAATTCGTCTCGGCCTGTGCCGGCGCGTAGCTGTGATATCCGTTGCCCTCGTGCGTGCATACGCCAGAGCCGACCGAGCCGATCGCTTGCGTGCCGTTATCGCCCGTTACATAAACAGTTGTTGTGCTGGTAAATGCCGCACCTGTGGTTGCATCAACCATCTGTGCGCCGATTGATTGAGAAGCTACGTTCTTTTTCATTGCCCTTGTCCCATCATAAAATTGGAATTTTTAGCCCACGCTGATTTGAACCCAGCGGCGGGGGGAGCGGTGAAAATCCAATTTGTGTTATTGCCGCCGTCCGTCGAGTTGGCCCCCGCATAAAATGGCACGTTTCCGGCTGCGGTGATACGGGTAAGATCGAGATAGTCCGCCGACATTTGGCCGGACGAGAGAGAGACGGTCGCATTAGCCACACCGGAAGACGAGCCAATTGTTATGAGGTTGCCGGATGTGCCAAGCCATGCAGGAGGCGTGTTGATCGTGGTTGTCGTTCCGTTCGTGAAACGCACGTTCGCCAACGGCTCCAGAATGATATCGTTGAAGGTGTTACTGTCTTGGAAGACGTAAATTCCGGCGCTGGCGGCTCCTTCAATCTTTACGTTATAGTATGTTTGGCCGCCACCTCTGAACGTTTTGCTGCTTGTGCCGGTGTTCGTTGGATTTATCGTCGAAGTCTGTGCGTTGACTGTAAGGTTCGTCGTGGCCGCGTTCACGTCCCATGTTGCGTTCAGCGTGTTGGATAGTGTCCATGTGCCGGAACCCATGTTGATGACTTTTACGCCGCTGCCTGAAATGAGAACACGGTTACAGCTGACATTTCCGGTGACGGTGATCGTTCCGGCTGTAAACGTGAATGGCACGTTACCCAGTGTTGCATCGTTAAAGAGGAAGGTTGCGCCCTGACAGTTCAGCTGCGATCCCGACGTGATGTTGTAACCGTTCATGTCGAACGTACCGGCGGTCCATGTGGACTGACCGTTGTACGCAAGGTTGCCGTTAAAGGTGATAGATCCTGCGGCCGTGCTATTGATCGGCCCCGTCGATGCACCAGCCACGAAGCTATAATCCCCCGTGTTAATCAGTCTTAGACGCGCAAGGGCTTTTCCGGCAGGATCAATCGTGTGTGTGCCGGTGCCGTTCAACTCGATTGTCGAGTTCCCCACGTTGCGAGTGTAGGTCATGGTTGCCGAGAACGTAATCGAGCCATCAGCTCTGATGTAGGTATTTGCCGGATGGGAGAGAGTGCCTAGATATCCCGTACAGTCGAGATCACGGCAAAGGTTCGGTGCGCCGCTTGTGCCGTTGACGGTGACGTTTCCTGATGTTGCCGTGAGCAGCACATCGTCCGCAGCAGTCGGAGCAACCCCGCCGACCCATGTACCGCCAGCCGACCAGTTACCACCACCTGCTGCGGCAGTAATCGTCGCCATTAGTGTACCCCTGCTATATTGCCGTTGGCGTCTCTGATAACTTGTCTAGGCGGCGGATTTTGAATGGCCTCGATAACCGCCTGATTTCCTTGTTGCTGCATTTGGGCGATCATGCCGAGCGCGTTGGTCATTTGCGCCATGATAACGGCAATTGGAGCCTCGCCCTCGTTCATATCGTTGTCCGTCATGGCCAAATCCGGTGAAACCTTGGTTTTGGCATCAATGCGGGTTTTGGTTAAATCGGCGCTAATCTTTTCTTTTTCAACGCCAAGCTTTTGTTGCTCAAGCGCAAAGTTTTGATCTGCCAGATATTTGTCTTGCTGCATTTTCTGGCCTTCAAATTCCATTTTTGCTTTTTCTCCTTCGGCCTTCATTTTTTCGGCCTCCAAAGCAGGATCAGGCTGTGGCTGCGGGTTTTCCGCCGCTTTTTTCATCTTATCAATGACGCTATCAAAAGTTGTTTCCAGTTCTCGCGAGACTTTAAACCCACGAACGCCAAACATCAGCATTTCCATGAGAAGCGGCTGCAATTCGGGGTTTTGTATCGTCGCCATTTGTTGAATAAACGAGCCTGCCGCATTTAGAAACTCGGTGCGGGCCGCTTTTTCGGCCTCTTGGTCGGTCTTGATAGTGGAATCTGTCTCGATGTCAATACGGAAACAACGCGCCGTATCGTTACGGATAATTCCTTCGATTTCCTCCCATGTGGGGAGGCCCATCAGTTCTTGGATTTCCTCCGGTAATTCAGGAGGCGGCATGGGCTGGCCGTCCGGTCCCATTTGCGGCTGTTGCTGCATTTGAAGCGGCTGCTTTTCGGCCTGTGTTAGCAGCTTGATACCTGAAACTTGTTTAATCGTATCAATGGAAAAATGCTCGGCTATGATTTCGGCCATAATCCGGACCATATCGCGGGCTATGCGGGAAACATCGCCTTGCATGTGGTTTAGGCGAAGCGAGGCGTATTGGCCTTTAAGCTGTTGCGCGGTCGCTGTTTCGGCTGCGTTGGTCGCGCCTCGGATAACATCGGAAATACCCGTGATTTCGTACAGGTCATTCTTGACGCGCTCGCGGCTTTCATACAGCCCGATAAGCGTTTCCATGATTTCCTGCATGGGGAGCAACGCAAACACGCCCGCAAGCCCGCCTTTTTCAGCAAACGCGGCCCATTGATCGACTGGGATTAGTTTGTTTTCCACGCCTTCGGATAGCAGGCGGTCCAGCCCTTGCGCGTTGGCGGCATAAACCCCGGCAACCTTCAAAGCCTTGGTTATCATATCAATACGGCCAGTAAGCATGTCCAGTTCGCGGGCTTGGTCTTGGTACTGGATAAAGTCTGGGACCGGAATAAGGCTGTCGTTTGTCAGCGTGGCGTACAAAGGTTTAGGGCACGGGAAGAAGTCCTTCAAACGCAAGGGATCGTCGCGCTCATCCAGAACTTCCGGATGGTCGCGGTGAACCCAAAGGGCTTTTTTCTTGGTCTTGTCCCAAATTTCGTAAACGGTCGCCTTTTTGCCCGCTTCTGTCTCTTTGCCGTCATCGGTGCGGGGCTTGGCGTCTAGCTGGATGGTTTTGCCAATCTCTCCGAAGCGTTTGACCAGTTCAGCGCGGGATAGATAAACCTTGCGCCATACGCCGCGCACTTCCTGCCATGTTCTAGCCCATGTATGCCCGAAGTCTTGCCAATGGACGTAATCAGGAACAACGTCTTCCGCATACAATTCTTGTTCCGGTTCTTCCTTGCCGTCATCCGATTGCATGGTGGCATCGTCGGTGATTTGCTCAACATCCTTGAACGTGGGGACGTAGCGAATCCATGGCGTACCCCTGCCGGATAGCAGGCGGTCCAAAACCATCTGGCGCATGACGTTATCAAACAGGTCATGATTGACGTAATACATGGTAGCGCGTTCAAGCACCAAAGCGGAATATCGCCCCAAATCGTCATCGTCCTGAAAACGGCGGTCAATGTTTACGATTGGAGGCGTGGCATAAAGCGCAGGCGCGAGGGTCTGGACATTGGACCAAAGAATATTAAAGCGGGCTTTGTTCTTGGATGCGCCTTTGCGCTCGTCGCGATAGCGGTCGATAATCTCTTTGGAGCGTTTCTCCCATGGCTGGAAGTTTTGCTCATAAGCGTCGATCTGGCCGATCCAGAAAGCGACTGTGGAGGATATTTCAGATGCGATCATATCCGCCATGTTGTTCTTCCCCGTAGAATAACTCATTGACCGTCATTTGCTCTAAGAATTTAGGCGTTGCTGGCGGCTGTGGTAGTTTAGCAGATTTCCAAACTTGTGCAATGATTTCGAAAGCATCGCAAGAATGTGAGTAGGCGTCATGGTCCGGCTTGTCCAGATACTTGTTGCGCTCCTCGTCAAAAAGATACTGGTATTTCCGCAAAGCCCGCAATCCTGCCTTGCAGGTGTCGGGGTCAATCCATGCCATATCAAGGGTAAGTCTTGCCGCCTCGATCTGGTTTTGTTGTGACGTTGCTGGAATGATCGTGGATTTTATGCCAAATTCAAACAACTGCTGGACAATAGACCTGCCGCCCGCAGCCTGTAGCTTGTTTGCCGCGTCATGCGGGACGTAATGCTCGGCATAGGCATAACCCGCCCTGCGCTCGTTTGTAACCGCGCCCAACGTGTATTTGGTTATCTTGCCATTTTCCCCATATTGAATATCGGTAATCTCGCGGCCATAAAGGATTTCCGCATAATGCCTTATCCCCTCGCGGTTGTTTTCGTAATAATCAATCAGGCGAACTTCATTGCCAGCGACTTGGAACCACCATACTGCGGTATCATCAGAAAATCCTAAATCCCACGCCGTAAACACTGGCAAGGTCGGGTCGTAAATCCCGCGCTTAACCCTGCCTTCCCGTTCCATTTTGGCTATCCATTTGCCGTATACCGCGCCATCTGTATTGGTGTTAAACGAGCCTTCCCATATCCATTCATAACGCTGCGGATTGTTCTTTAGGTCACGCAGCCGGACCTTGTTCAGGCTTTCGGGAAACCACGGATTGTCATACCAGTTAATCTTAACAACCTTGAACGTGTCATCCGCGTTGGTCACAAACATGTTATGTATCGGGTCTTCCTCGTCTTCCGGGTTCCACGATCCCCACAATTCGCAATCGGGAAAATCCCGCATGACTGTGGGAATTAGGTAGGTCAGCGAGGATTCGGATACCTTTTGCGCCTCTTCCAGCCATGTCCTGCGAACGCCATGCAATCCTTTGACTTCCGCAATGTTTGTCCGAAGCCCGTAGAATAGAAATTCATTGCCGTTTTTGCAGCGTATGTATTCCTTGCCAACATCGAAAGCGTCTTGCAGGCCAAGTATGGGTATTTGGCTGGCGATAACAGAAAACACGCTGTCCTTAAGCGATTTCTGCAACTCCCGCCCGCATAGGAATTTCCAAGGTTTTGTAGACGGGTCCAGAATGTCTATAATGGCCTTATTCGCAAAGCCGATTGTTTTGGCCGCACCCCTGCCGCCATATGCGCCGCGATAGTCTGCTGGCCCCTCGAATATCTGGGCCATCTTTTCGGGCAGGTCTAGGTTGATTACTTGGGGCAATCTTTGGGCTTCACATGATTGATATTTACGATAAAGCCGTCCGAGGGCTTCCCATCTGCGCCGAGGGGCTGGATTTCGGCGCGGGCTAACTTCGGTATGTTATATTCAACAACGCTCATAAACGCCTTGAAAGCGGCATCCGGGTCGTCTTCCGCAATACGGTCTAGCCAGCCGTTCAAGCGCTCTACGTTGCCTTCTACAAAACTGGCTATAGCTTCCCGTGCGTTGATGGTAGACTTATTGGGAGTGCCCTTGGGCCTTCCGTTGGGGTTTCCCGTCTGTCCTTTACGCTGCGCCATTGTTTTATAATGTTGTTTTCATAAGCTTTTGTCAAACTCTATTTACATTCCTCTATCGTCTTGGCGTGTTTGGTGAGGGCCTTCTCTGCCACCTTTGAATCAGTTTCATAATCTGGCTCTGTTGCGTAATACCCCAAAGCCTCCGCCAAATCCCGTATGCAAGCGCGGGCGGCGTGTTTATCCTTTACTCGGTATCTGTAAGTTACGATCATCTCACCCCTCCGCGCTTGTGGTTGTGCTAATTGTCATACTCATTGCCTGTTACCTTAAACACATGGTCGCATTCTGGGCATTTAACGTGACCGTCCAATTTAATATCAATGCGCACCGCTTTCCCATCCACAATGGCAAGTTTCCAAATGTCGCCAATTTCTTCGCCTTGCGCTAGTAACTCGCCCTCAAGCCCAAAGTCTGGGAAATACTTTTGCATGGTGAGAATAACGGTTTGTGCCGCTAACTCCGCATCGTAAAACTTTTCGTTTCCGTCCCATTGGATTCCAGACTTATCGGGCGCAATATCGAACTGGATATATCCTCTGTATTTTTCATACGGAACAACCTCCGGCACATCGGAAGATAATTCTCCCAAAAATGTACCCATGAATAATTCCTGCTCTGCCGTAAGCGGCGAAGTAAATTCTAAAACTCCTTCAAATTCGGTTGTGTATCCCATTATATTCTCTCCTTCACAAATTCGCTGGTGGTTGTTGGGCGGCGATCCCATTAATAACTTCGCGGAATATGGGATCGGTTCTCAAGTTGTCCCAAAATATCATATCGTAATCCATCACCGCCTCATTCCGTGGTTGTTTTGCGGCGCATCTGGCCAGTTGATCTGTTATTCCTGCGGGCTTTGAGTGCAACGCGGTATTTCTTGGCCTTCAAGGTTTTGAACTCAAACGAGCCATCCTTGAATGTCTTGGTTATTTCAATAATGTCAAACTCCATATCGTGAACCAGTCCGCAATCGCAGCAAGCCATTTTGTAACCGCGCATTAGGGGAAATTGCGGGTCTGACCAACCTGTTTCGTTTTCCTGTACTTTGTGGAACCTAGCCATTCTCCCCCTCCCCAGCCTCGCTGGTTGGTTTTGCGCTCAAAGCGGCGTATAACTTCTGAACGGATTTGCTGGGTATTCTATCCCCCGACTCGTAATAACGCACCATGCGTGTTCCTACGCCCAAGAATGAGGCAATCTCGGATAGGGATAGGTGGGCGGCTTGGCGGATTTGTTTGTAGTTCATTTTAAACTTTTCCAAGTGCGTTTTTGGATATAGAAACACATTCACTAACTAAGTCCCTAGTAGACACAGACCCCGAATCTTGTCGAATAATTGATATTTTCTCCAAGGCACTCACAAGGTCGTAATATGAATTGCAAGCACGAACAATAAATTCGGCGTTTCCTAAACCTACATAATCTGTACTGTCGTCACAAAAAACCTTTGCAACCCTATCTGTCGCCGTATCTATTTCTATCATACCCTCACATGGGTATTCCCCATGTACTATTTTCCAAGGTGTTGGCGTGTGTTTATTAATCATTATTAACCCCTCTCAATTTAAGAATACCCTCAAGCCAATGTCTGGCGGACAATCCATCCTTAATTTCCTTTTCAATAACAGAAAGTGACCGCTTAATGTCTTCCTCTGGCCATTGCTGTAATTCTGATAGTTTAGTGTTTCGGACGCGGGATGGCGAGATTGGTTCCTTACACCCCTCTATCGTCTTCCATTCCATATCTCTCTCCTCATGCCTCTGCGCTTGTGGTTGTGCTGTCCTTGCCCTCCCCAGCCTCGCTGGTTGGTTTTGCGGGGTGTAGGGCGATATCCTGCGAGAGCCAGAGCCAGAACCTCCCCAGACGCGAGTTAGGCACCCTTACGGGGGTTGTTTGTTCGCCGTGCTTGGTTGGGCGGGCCATTATGCGGCCAACCATTCATTAACCAGCGCATAATCCGAAAGTTCTTTTTGCATGTAAGCTTTGCCGGAAACATAGCAACGGATAACTTGGCGCATTTTGCGGCCATTCATAGCGGTTTTAACAATACGGGCGGTGCGTTTGCCCTTAGGGGTAAAATCCGCATTTGTTTGAATAATGATTTGCATGTTATTTTCTCCTTCCCCTCATTATGCACGTAATCACGACCCATGCAACAGTTTTGTGCAAAATAATTCCCCCCCCCCCATCAAAATAATCGGGGTTATCGAAATTCCTCCGGCATATCGTCGCCCTTGGTAAAATCAAACG